CGGCACGCCCGAGCATCAGCATGGAGTTGGAGGCGGAGCCCGCAGCTCCATTGACTGCTGCAATACTGGACGCACCAACTCCCATTTGCCGACCGAGTTTTTGCACCTCAGCACTGGTCAGGCCGGCTGCCTTCGCAATGTTTCTCAGCGCCCGCTCTTGAGCGTTGGCGGCCTGGGTTTGCATCATGCGAGTCTGCAGCTTCCCAAACTCCGCTTCAGACAGTCCGGTCAGCCTGCGCAGGCCGCCAAGGTCCGCGCCAATGGCGGCAAAGTCCTTGCCCGTCACTTTCGACGCATTGGAAAGCTGGTTCAGGTTCTTGACGAGCCCGTTGATGGAGTTCTTGAGCTGCTGCGGAGAGAGCGCGTTGTTCAGGGCATTGCTCATGCCCTGCGCTTGCTGTGTGACGGCTTGCCGCGCGGTCGCCAGCTCCTTTTTGAGCTGCGTCGCGTCGCCTCTGATCTCAACATAGATGCCGGAAATTTTAGCCATTACTTACCGCCTTTGAACTTGCCGACGGCGTAGCGGATGCCCTTTTCGAGCGCCGGACGAAGGAATGGTTTAGGAGGGACGCGGCCTCCCTCAAGTTCACCGGGTGGGATCGCGACGTGGCCGTATTCGACAAGATGTGCATGGGGGGCGCGGGCCTGGACGATATAGCCGCCGTCCTCAAACTTGGACTTCTTGAGCTTGATGGACTTGCGCAGCTTCCCGGTCTTGTCCTGGAAAGCCGCGCTTATCTTGGCTTCAGCCTCAACCACCTGTCCGACGGCCTCAAGGTTCTGATCCACGGCATCCATGATCTCGGCAAGGGATGCGTCGAGGCCGTCAAGGTCGGTCACCCTTACGTGTGCGCTCATCATCGGCATCTCTACACCCCCAGAATCCTATCAAGTTCGCGCTCTATTTGTTCGTCGGTCAGTATCACTTCCTCGTGCTTCGCGCCGTAAACCACGTCTTTCGCGGTTATGGGCTTGCCGCCTATTGTGACCCCTCCCGATGCCGCCACAATCTCGCACAGGGTGCCGTGGCGTCGCTCATTGTCAATGTGCCCCCAGGGCTCGACCTTGAAATACGAATCCCACTCTATCATCTGTCGCATCGTCAACTTCGGGAGCAGATAGTCAGGGTGCGGGTAACCCAGCGCCAACGCGAGCCGAAAGGCTAGGAGTCTTCCGGGCTCGCTTCGGAGTTTTTTTCGTTGTCACCGACAAGCCCGTTCACGCGAAAAGCAGCGGCAATGATTGTGTCCTGCTGTACGCGCCCTAGTGTCAGGAACTCTTCAACCGAGATCCCGGCGCAAGTGCCGTCCGCGTTCGCCAGCGATGCGGCGGCGATGTGCGGAGACATTTTGACCATATTCAGTGTTTTCTTGCCGTCTTCGCCTTCGTTCCAGAACTGTTGATCAGCCAGCAGTTCATAATACGCAGATGCGCCGATCTCGATGACGACAACGCCCTTTCCGGGCTCAACCTCTACCACTTCCTGCTTGCGTTGGGCCGCCCCGAGCAGGGCGGCCTTATCGTTCAGTATCTCCATACTTAAGCCACCGTCACAGCGCCGGAGACACGCAGTTCGGCTGTGCCAGTCTGGATGCCGTTGACCATGCTGTCCGGGATGGTGGGCCACTTGAGGAATCCACCGTTGAACGTGCGGGTCTTCGCCGGGGATTCGACCTTGAAGTTCGCATTGCCCGAAGCAAGGAACAGCGCGAGACACGCGGCCTGACCGGGGTCGGACTCCAGGATGTTGATCTGGAACGAGAGAGTTCCCTGATCCGGCAGGCCCATGAGGTATTCCATGGCGGTGCTGTCGAGGTCCGTGGCGTCCAGTTCGGAGACGGAAGCGCCCGAGGGGGAGATGCCCTTCAGTTCTTTGATCTGCGTCCAGGTGTTCGGGGTCGCCGTGCCACCCGAAGTGTAGGTCAGACCCACGGTGTCGGCTTCGATGGCGAACGTGTTGGTCGTGACATTCTTGACCACAAAAGACTTGCCGTTCAAGCCGTTGGTGGCGTCGGTGCCCATGGTGCCGGTGATGGCCGCAATGGCCACGATGTCGCCGTTTTTCAGCCCGTGGGCGTTGGAAGTCAGGATGGTGGGAAACCCGGCCACGCCTGCGGACAGGTTCTTGGCAGAGCCGCCCGTCCCGGCGATGAAGAGTTTCGTTCCTCTTGCGAGTTGTGCGTTTACGCTCATGATAATCTCCTAGTCCTCGGACCAGATGGTAAATTCGGTTATGACTTGGTAATCCTTGACGACCTCGTTGAACTGGCCGTCCATCTCAGACAACATGACGTTTGCCATGGATGACCCGGCAAGCGCCCCCCTGACACTCTTCGCCAGGGCTTTTGCCTGGCCGTATGACTTTGCGAAACAGTCGATCTGAAACCGTTTGGCCGTCAGCCCGGCGTACCCGTCCAAAACAACTTCTGGCAGGCCAACGATCTCGTAGAATACGATGTACGGATGCACGACAGTCGATGATGTGTTCACCATGGGCCAGCACCCACCAGCAGCGAGCGGAGCAAGCAGGGCCTGGAGGCTGGCTTCAGTCGTCATGCTCCACCCCCGATTTTACGAGCGTACACTTCCTGCTCACGGGATAACCCGTGGACATTTGCGGGCTCGCCAACGATCTCGTATGTCGCCCCGTTCCAGACGATCCGCATGGCGGACGTGATGCCGGTGACGAAGCGGTGATTGATGCGCATTTCAGCCGTGGACTGTGCCGCCATGGACGCCACGAGGTCTTTGCCGATGAGCGGGGCTACAGCGGCCCGCACCGTGGCGAACGTCGTCCAAGTTTCGACCGGGCCACCATAAGCATCAGTGGTGACGGTCTTGGCCTGATAGGTGATGACGTGCCGGAGCTTCCCCGCGTTAATCATATGCCCCCCAGAACCGTGTGGGCATCCAGAAGGCCGTCCACAAACGAGCGAGACATCTCTGTGACATTCCCTGTCGCCATGAACGATTCGCGCTGCGCATAGAGGCTTGCGATGCGGATGAGGAGCCACTGTTTCAGCGCCACGGGAAGGGTCGAGGGCGTCCACCCAGCAGTGTAGCGCACGCGCACGGCGTTCACCGTGTCGTCCGTTTCTGGCCATTCTTCGGCCACAACGCGGCCCACGAGCGAGTCGGTATCCACCGTGTAGTCCGTGTCAGGCAGGGTCTGTTCTGCGCCGTCCGCGTCGAGGTACTTGACGGACGCGACCGCAATGATGGGCGATGCCGGAAGTTCGATGTGCCCGCGCGGGAACGCATCCAGCACCACCTCAAGCGTCTTCGCCGCCCAGGACCGGCCCGTCAGAGCCTCGCCATGCTCCCGAGCCGCGCTGATCAGAACGCCAAGAAGCGTGTCGTCAGCGTTGTGGCCAATCACGCAGTGCGCCTTCACCTCAGAGAGGGTGACGGGTTCGACTGTCGGGGCGGTGACGAGTTTGAGCATGTGCGGTCCTTCTTAAAATGGCCCCCACTCGCGCAGGGGCCATCTGGTTACTTCTTCTTGGCTTCGGGCTTCGCCTTGACCTCTTCCACTGGAGCCGGCCGATCAATGACCCTGCCGATCCCTTCCTTTTCCAGATACTCGGCCCTTGCATCAGACAAGGACACGACTTCCCCGGACATGTACCCGTTCCAGCGGGTCAGCAGTCGTACTTTCACGGCTCGAGCCTCCATGGGTTAGTCAACAATCGCGGTGCCGGCGCCGTAACGCAGGTCGGACAGCACATAGACGGCGCTGGTCACGTTCAGCGCATTGGATGCGGCGGTTTTGACCGTGATGCAGTCAAAGCCACCGGCCACGTCGAGGTCTTCCGCATTGATTTCAAACGCGATGAGTTTGTGCTTCAGTGCCGCGCTGGTCGTGTAGGCGACACCGGCAGTCTGTGCCACCCAAACGTCTGACGCGGCAGCGTCCGCGACAAGATAAATCGGCACGTCCTTGGCGATGGGCTTGGAGCCGGTTCCAGCAACAGCCGTTGCCTGCTCAATCGTGATGGCAACGGGGTCAGCGTGACCCTGCGCGATGTGGACAAGCACGGTCACATGTCCGGCCTTTTTCATGCTGATATAGTCGCCGGTGATGGCCGCCCCCGCTTGGGGGGCGATGGCCTCAACGATCTGGGTTTTTTCAATCAGGTTCATAATCTGCCTCCTTTAGCGGGCGTCCAGGGTGACGAACGGGCTCAAGGTGTTGGAGCCGTTCAGCGGGGTGATAGGGGCGTCGTGCATGGGCTGGCCGTTGTTCCGGGCCTTGAAACGGAAGGCCATTTCATCGGTCAGGAACTTGACGTGCATGGACTCGGCTTCCTCAACGCCACCCTTGCGAATCAACAGGTACTGCGAGAAGTCGCCCAGAACGATGTCCCACTTGTCGCCAACGGTTTTGCAGAACTCAATGGGCACAATCGGGCGACCAAAGAGGGAGCCGAAGGGAGCATTTGCGAACGAACCGCCGGGGATGAAGACGGGCATGTCGCCAACCTTCATGAGCGGGAACTGAGGCAGACAGTCCTGGTTGATGAACCACGCGGCGTTGGCCATATTGCCTTTGAAGCGGGCAAGCATCTTGACCACGTTCTCGGCAATGATGGTGTCGTTCGCCTGCGCGGCTTCCTTGGCCACAGAAACAGGGAGGCCGGAATTCATGATGCCCAGACACTGGCCAGCTCCGTTGCCCTGGATGATTTCCAGGTCCAGCTTGAACGCCAACTGCTCGCGCAGACAGCGTTTGGAGTATTCTGCCATAGCCACTGCATCCTGGAGCATACGGCTGGTCACGTAGATGAGCCCGTACATGTCTTCCACGCGCAGCTCGCGCTCTTTCAGCTTGGCCTTGCCGGAACTGACCATGGTGTCGGCTTCGCCTTTCCGATAAACTTGGATGCCGTTGCGGGTGCCAGTGGAGCGGTCGCGGTCGTCGGCGGCGAGGTAGCTGAACGAATCGGCATTCGCGCCGATGGGCTGCTGCGTGCAGCGGGATGCCAGCACGCCGGTTTCGATGGCCGTGGTCATGATGTCGGCGGCCTTATCGGTTTCGACCAGGTAGCCACCTTCGGAGTCGATGCCAGTGGAACCACCGGAGGCAGCGTTGACCACCTTCAGATGGCGCTCGGCTGCGGCGGACTTCGCCCGCATGTCGCTACCGGTCGTCATAACCATGATGTCCAGCATCTGCTCGCCAAGGTTCCGATAGACGGGCGGCTGGTTGGTGATGGTGATGTCAGCGGCCTGGGCGGCGACGGTCAGGGCGTCCTTGGGGTCGGTCAGGCCGTCCAGTTCCATTGCGGACTGGATGCGGGACTCGATGGCTTTCACTTCGGAAACCAGCGACTCGAAAGCGGCCTGGTCTTCGGCGGTGAACTGATCCTTTGCCTGTAGTTTGCGGGCTTCCTCGGCCTTCGCGGCCTTCAACTCCCGCAGCTTCTGAATGTCCATGTTGTTACCTCATGGTGGTTAGAGTGACGCGGGGTTCCCGCTACATGCCAATTTCAGCCAACAGCAAAGCGCGTTCGCGCCGTGCCTTGTCAGCATCGCCATTGTCCACGTTGACGCCAGGGGCGACGTGGTCGCTGGCGTTGTTCGCGTCGTCGTCATCGGGCTCGACGGCGCTGAAAATTCTATCCACAAAACCATGGGTCAGGGCCTCGGCGGCGGTGAACCACGTTTCGGCGTCCATCCACTCGGCCAACTGGTCTTCGCCCTTGCCGGTCTTGCGGTCGTATTCGGAGCGAATGTTGCCGTTTATCTTTTCCAGCAGGTCGGCATAGTCGCGCATCTCTTTCGCGCCGCCCATTGCCCAGCCCCATGCGTTATGAATCATGAACATAGCGCCGGAAGACATTTCGACTTCGTTGGCCGCGATGGCCACAGATGTGGCAGCGCTCGCCGCCATGCCGTCAACATGGGCGACGACCTTTGCTGAATGCTGCGCAATGGCGGTTCTGATCGTCTCTGCGTCGAACACGGAGCCGCCGGGGCTATTGATCCGCAGGTGAATGGTCTTGACTTTGATGGCCGCGAACTCAGGCACCCACGTTTTCGGGTCAACTCCCCACCAGCCGCCGATTGCATCATAAAGATACACGGTCGCCTCATCTTTCGCGGCGTTGAAAACAGGGGCCGGGGAGAGAAGCAACGGCTTGCCATCCTTGACCCTCGCAGCGGCTTCGCGCTCGGACTGCATGAGCAGTTCGCGGGCGGACATCGGCTTGAAACTATTCGGCATTGTCTGCCTCCTTTTTCTCCGGAGCCTTGGCAGGCACCGGGACGAAAAGCGTGTCGCCACCTTCAAGCGGCGGTAAATTTTCCAATGCGCGGACTTCGTTGACGGTCATGAATCCGGGGCTCTGCGTGCCACCCACTGCGGCCTTGTAGAACTCGGAGCGGCCCTTGCTGTCGGCACGAAGGAGCGCGTCAAGGTTGAACTTGCAGTAATACTTGGACCGTTTGAGGAGTTTCCGGTTCACTTCCTGCTCAAGTCCCTTGAGAATGTCCCGGAGCGTGAACTTCACGAAGCCAAGGGTCTGCTCTTCAACGCCAGAGCCCCAGGACGTGCTTTTCGACGTGTGGCCAACCATGTGGGGCGGGACTCCGTAGAATCGGCAAATGTCTTCGACCTGGAAGGACCGGGATTCGAGCAACTGTGAGTCTTCAGCGTTGAAGTCGATGCGTGAAATCTTGCAGCCACCAGTCGAGATGAGCGGCAGCCGCTGCTTCTCCATGCCGCTCCTGGTGCGCTGGTAGATGTCGAGGATGCGCTTCATCTGGTCATCGTTGACGTTGCCCGGGAACTCCATGGCGATGTCGGCCGCGTTGCCCTGGCTGAAGAATCGCTCGTTGAACTCCTGGGCCGCAGCGGCCAGTCCAACCGCCTCGCGGGCGCACTCCAGCGGGGATCTGCCCTGCTTTCCGTCCCACCCGATGAAGGGATAATGGAGCATGTCATCCTGGCCAAACTTGCGCTGTTCGCCAGTATCGGTCGCAACCGTGTAGACAAGGTGCGTCTTGTCTACGGAGAGGTCGGGGATAACAGATGACGGCTTGACCAGGGCGATGCCTACCGGGGCCTTGAGCCCAGCAGTCCGCCCGATCAGCCCGTATCCGTTCCCGCGCATGAGCGCCCACCAGACGAAATTCTTCCAGAACGTGTTGGCGGTCATCAGCGGGTTAGGCTCGTCATGCAGGAGCCAGTACGCCGGGTGATCCTCGGCCAACTCAGACTTGCCGTTGCGGTAGCGGTAGACCTCGCAGGGGAGACTGGCGATGGTCCCGGCGATGAGCGAGACGCAGCGGTACACGACGCTGATCCGCATGGCGGTCTGCTCGTTGACGACCATTCCGCTCGTAGTGGGCACGCCGTAGCCGCCAAACAACAATTCGATGGCCTTTTCCTCGGCAATCGTGTCTTTGTAGGCGTTTTCGGGCTGTTTTGCCCCGGAAAACCAGCGTAATGGATTCAAATTCATGCTTCCCCGCCTATAAATTGCGACACATCAACCAGCCCGGCAAAACCGTCATCTACCTGGGCCTTCGCCCGCGCCATAGCCATAGCAGCCGCCACAATGGGGTCGATTTTGCTTTGCACGTTCTGCTTGGCCGGGTAGTACAATTTATTCCTTGATTCCTTGAGAACTACGTTACTCGCTGCCCATGAAAGAACAGGGTCGCCACAATGCAACAACTTCCCCGCACATATTTCCCCCTCGAACTCCTTCATGGGTTCCGACAGGGTAGCGGCAGACTGCGTCATCTCCACAATGGGGAATGAAACCTGCTCGCGGATGGACTGCATGAGGTATTCAGCTTCGCGGGGGTCATAGGCGAGTTCCTGCACCTGCAACGATTCACAGATGCGCAAGAGGTCTTCCTCAAGATAGGCATAATCAGTGCGTGCCCCTGGCGTACCCGTGAGCCAGCCTTCCATTTGCCAGCGCTGATAATGCTCATTGCCTTTCTGGTCGATGGTGTCCTGGGGCAGGTAGTATTTGCCGAATAGATACCAGCAATCCTCATGGCGGATTAAAAACATCATGGCTGTAAGGTCGATTTTGCTGGCAAGGTCGATACCGACCCACGCCTGGCACCCGGCGAAGCGCTCCAACTCCAGCCCTTCGTCAGCATTGGCATTCCACTTCGCCATATTGATCCAGCCGACGCCCGCGTTCACCCAACAGTTCAGATGCTTCGTTTTGACGGTGTTTTGCAGGCTCGTGCGCTGGATGGCTTCGGCCAGCTTCCCGCGCAGGTATTCTTCGGACACGGAGACGCCGAAATTCGGGTTTGCCTTTTTCCAGACATCGAAGTCCGTCCAGTCGTCGTTTTCGTCGATACCGTACATGAGCGCGAAGAACTGTTCGTTCTCGAACGCACCCTCCACGACCTTGGCCGCGTAATCGTCCAGTTCCTTGCAGGGGCTCGACGTGTCGAATCCCGAGGTCGTGATGATGAATTGCAGGGGCTCTTGGCGTGCACCCATGCCCGTATCCATCGAATCCACCTGCTCCGAGGTCTTGTGCTCGTGGAATTCGTCATGGATTGCGCAGTGCGGAGACTGACCTTCACCAGGCTTGCCGATAAGTTTCTTGAAAAAGGACAATCCGTCTTCACGGAAAATGGAGCTGGCCGCGATGGTCAGCCCGAACGTCTGTTTAAAGCCCTTGGCCCGCTCCGCCATGGCCTTGGCTGGGCGGAAAACCTCATCTGCCTGGGCTTCTGACGTGGCACCGCAGTAGACCTCAGCTCCCGGCTCTGACTCCACAGTCAGCATGAGGAGCCCGACCGGCGCGGCGATGCAAGACTTGCCGTTCTTGCGCGGAACGCGGATGTAGGCGCGGCGAAACCTGCGCAGGCCCTGCGAATTCTCCCATCCGAACAGGTTGACAAAAATGAAAGACTGCCACGGCTCCAAAATGAGCGGCTTCCCGGCCCACTTGCCCTTGACGTGGGGCATGAGCTCTACGAACTCACACGCCCGCTCGGCCCGGTCCCGGTTGAACTTCCAGCGCTTGGCCTCTAGGTCGTTGAGGAACCGTTGGCAGGCAAGAATGGTCAGGCGGCAGGCCGGGATCTTTCCGGCGACGATGTCACGGGCGTATTTTGTGGCCCTGCGGCAATGCGGATGCGTGCGGCGCTTGCGGATCGCTCTCACAGGCCCCCAAATCCTTGCTGTTTCGGTTCACCATTTTTCTTGACGCCCACCCGGCCAATGCTCGACGGCGTCAGCCCGAACTCGGCCAAGAGGCTTTGCAGGTGCCGCATTGCCTCGTTGCGCATGGCAACAGCCGGGTTCGGACGCAGCAACTCGCCGCCAGCCACCGTGGGGGCTAGGACGACTGCGCCGTGCTGAAGGATGGCCTCGCTGTAGATGTCGATTTCCTCCATCCGCATGGCGGCCAGGGTCAGGGCCTCGGAGTAGGTGGCCGAGTCCAGCCCGAGCGCCGCGATGCGCCCCCGAAGCGTCTCGAAATGGCCCTTCGCCGCATCGGACAGACCTTCCGGCGCGGTCATCGGCGTTTCATCCTGGCTGTCGGCGGTCTTGCCCCGGTGCTTGCGGAACGTGCCTTGCACGACCTTCAGCGTGTCGGGGAGCTTCTTTCTTCCTCTGGCCATTATTCGCCCCTTGCGGTCTTCCTGTTATGACATGCAGGGCATAAAGCCTGCCAGTTGTCGGTATCCCAAAACTTTTCACTGTCGCCACGGTGCGGCACGATGTGGTCAACGACCAACGCTGGCTTTCCGCACGCTGCGCAGATCGGATTCCGGCGTAAAAACGTGGACCGGGCCTTGCGCCACCTTGCGTTGTAGCCCCTCTCATGGGCTGTCCCGCGCCTGTCGTCGGTGTCCTTCCTGCGCTTCGCCAAGTCTGCATCTGCCTTCTGCTGGCCCCATTCGACATGGGCAGCGCAATATCCCGATGCGTCCTGAGTGAGCTTTGAGCACCCCGGCTTGCGGCAGGGCTTATGTGGTCTTGGCGGCACTTCTTTTCCTCTTCTTCACGCAGTTTCTCTTTTCCTGGCACATGATCGCGCCAACTCGCTGCGGGGAGTACATCAGTTTGCGTTGCATCCTCTTCCTGCGTCGGTGCATGTGCCTCCTTTAAGTTGGGGCGGTCCGCTTCTTTACGCTCGCCGCCCCGGGCGTCGGGTAGTTCTCCTGCAAGGGGAGATTTTCCGAAAAGTAGCCCCGCACCCGGTAAAACAAGGATCAACTTCTTGGCGTCAGGAAATTGATTAGATTTGGATCACCTCCGCACGGACACGGGGGTTGGACGTTCGTCAACGCCGGAAAAACACGAAA